TACTCGAAACCCGCAGGCTCCGCGATGGCCGCCGCCACCGTATTTCACGGCAATCAGCGACAGGTCGTGGTGCTCCTTGCCTGTTACATGGTAGAGCGACACGCGCCATTGTTTGCCGTCGTAGTTAAATCCGAAGCAAGCGTCGTGCTCTGGCGTGAGGCCCGCTGTGAACAGGTGCGAATTGTAGCGGGCGGCGTTGCAGGCGAGGAAGCGCAAGCCCTCGAAGCTGATGGTGAAGCCGCTCGACTTTATGATGGACTCGTTCTCCCGCGTCTTCGCGTATTGAAGCGCCTCGCCCGCCGCCAGCAACTCAAGCACAAGCATGTCGTCTTGAGCGTCCGCACCGTCGCCAAGCAAGTGCGCCCATGTGTCTGGTGTGAGTTCCCGGCTGCGTAAGCCATGCTGGAACAGTTCGGCGTTCGGGTCGCGCTTGTCCCAAATGTCGTACTCGCCAGCGAGGCGAACACTTAAAGGCTCGCTGACAAGGCGCTGCTGGTATTCGTCCTTCGACGGGAGCCCGTCAGCAATGCCCTCTGCGGTTGGCGGACGAGCAAACCACTGCCACGCCAATCGGCACGCGGCTACGCCGTCGATGCGATAGCCCGCAACCGTCGCGGGATACTTCTCCATCGCGCTCTTGTGATGGTCGATCCACACAAGACGCGGGTGCTCCATAAGCCCGTCCACGGAGATGTCGAGCATGAACAGCTCGGCGTCGAGCGGCACCTCGGGCAGCGGGTCGCCGTAGTCCCACCCGATCAGCGTTGCGTCGGGCAGGAACTTGCGGGCGATCTCGCGGCAAAAGATACCGTCGAAGTCGGCGCGATGGTAGATAACGATGGCGCTCATGCGGCGGTCGCTGTCGTGTTCGTGTTGGTGGGCGGTGCGGCGACGACGCGCTTGGAGCGGCTGGGGCGCTTGGGCAGCGTGCCCAGTTGCTTGCGCAGGTCGCGCAGGAGACGCAGCTCGCCACCGAGGCGCTCTGCCTCGGCGACGGCGCGTGCCACTTCCAGTTCGAGCTTCTGCTCCTTGTCGGCGAGCAGGCGGTCGGTTCGACTTTGGCGTGGCATAGGTCAGCGTGGGATGCGGTTAAACGCCTTGGCGTCGCAGAAGCCCTTCTTGACGACGAACTCGACCAAGAGCGGCTTGCCCTTGAGGCCGGGCCACCCGCCCTGCGCGTCGATGGCTGCGACGACGTTCTCCTTCGTGTTGCGTTCGAGGCCGAGCACGGCGATGGCCAGTTCGCGTAGCTGCGCTCGCGCTTCGTCTTCGCGCCCTTCCCACACGTTGATGCTGACGGCGGTCGGGAAGCCCGCTTGGACTTCGTCGCCGTCAGTTGTGCGTGCCGGTTCTTCCAACGTCAAATTGACGATGGTCTTGGACAGCGGCCCTTTGGCCACTTCGCCGTTGTCGCTGCTCCGGTCGATGTCACGCACGTCGCCGAGCTGGCAACGCTTGATGCCGCTGGCGAGTGTGCGCTGAAGCGGCGTCGTTCCGTAGTCTTTGTTCGCTAATAGGCCCATAACTGTGTGTCCTGTGGTTGTGCGCCGGTCAGGGCGCGGTTGAAGCGGGCGCGGGTGCGTCCGCTGTTGGTTGTGCTCGCTGGCGCAGCATAGCGTCAGCGTAAGAGTAGGCGCGTTTAGCCTCGTCGTCGAAGCTGGGCGCAAAAGGCGGGCTCGCCAGCAGCCCCGTCAACGCGGCGGCGGCGAACTGGTCGCGCAAGGCAGCGTGCTCGCGGACGAACTGCTCGTACTGTTGCTGTGCCTGCTCGGTCATGCGCCCTCCTTCGGCGTCGCGGGCGCGTCGGGCAGCGTCGGCAGATACACCTGCGCCCAGTCGTAGATTGTCTCGTCGCCTTGTTTACGGCCAAGCGTGAGTTCCTTGCCGCGTAAATGTCGGCAGTAGGAGCCGCACACAGTCGTCTCGCTCGTGCGGAAGTTGAGCATCAGCGAGCCGTCAACTTTGCGATACATGAAGCCGATGCTGGACGATTCGCCGCACACGAGCTTGCGCAGCGACCCGGTCAGGTCAAGATCGTTCGGGATAACGTCGCCGGCGATCTTGGGCGTCGTCGCGTGCAGCGCAAGTTTGTCTCTCATATGGCACACAAGAACTGCGTGCGGGGCGCACCGCTGCATGGCCCACATTGTCCGGTGCATCTCCTCGCGCACCCAGTTCCAGCCTGGGCTGCCCATGTTGCCTTGGCCGGGCAGGTCGGTGATGCGCGTGAGCTTGTCCCCTGCGTAAGCATCGCTGCGCCCAATGAGCGTGCTCTTGAACGCTTTAAGAGCCTGCTCAAACACCCAGTTCTCGACGATGCCGAGATGGTCGAACGCGATGTAGTCGGCGCTCGGCGTGCCCGCTTTGCGCAGTTCAAATAGCTGGTCGAGCGTGCTGTAAAAGGCTTCGCTGTAGGTCACGCCTTTGCCGAACTTGCCCGCGTCGGTGAGTGCGTGGATGTCGATGAAGCGGCCGGGCAGATGGTCGCCGCCGCCACGCTGGCACATGACGACGAGCGGGTCCGCGCCGTTCGCCGACTTGGGCAGTTGCGTGCAGGACTCGGTCTTGCCCACCTTCGGCCCGCCGTAGATCGTCAGCGTTTGCGGGTTGCGCGTCAGCGCCGCGCGAGGCTCTGGGGAGATGTCGCTCATTGCTTCGCCTTGTGGTAGTAAGTAGCTGGGCCGCCGGGATAACACGTCTCCTCGTAGCCGTTCTCCATCATCGCCACGATGCGTCGGTTCCAACTTACCACGCAGACGATGACAACGAGCGACCCGCACACAATCGCGAGTGCGCCAAGGAACCAAGGCCAGTCTTCGCGTCTCATACCGCGCCCTCCTGTTTGCGTTGCTCTGCGGCAACGCGGTCGTCGAGGCGCTCGCGCACGTCGCAGCGGAGCAGTGCCTGGTCGCAGCGCTGCACGAACAGCGCGAAGTTGCTGATGCCCTCAGCGCGCAGCACATCGTTGCAGGTAAAGCGGCCGTTGACGAAGCCTGCTCGGGCTTCGCGCAGGCACGCAGCGAGTTCGTCGCGCTGCCGTTCCAGTTCGAGTATGCACCTGTGGTGCGCTGCGACAAGCCGCTCGACGGCTTCGTCAACGGTCTGCGATGGGCACAGGTCCGGGTCGGTTGTGGGTGCGGGTGTGTTCATGGTTCTCCATTCGTGTTGCGCTCCGGTATGCGGTCGCGTTCCTTGCCCGCATCAGCAGGCTCAAATTCGTCCGTGGACAGCTTCAGGGCGCGGTCGGCGAGCGGTAGCTGACATACCGGCAGGAAGTCGCATGTGCCCCATACGCCGCGGCACGCACCGTTTACATGGGAAGCCAGCGGCCAGTCGTCCAAGTCCTGCGGGTCGCGTTCGAGGATGCCACGCACCTTGCGCAGCGTGTGCCGCTGCCATTGATCGAGCCTGTCCGCTGGAAAAAGGATGGCGTCGTCAGGCGGAAATTCGTAGCTCGTCCCGCTCTTGCTGGGCTTGCGCATGATGATGCGGCCGAGGTAGGCACCGTGAACCGGCAGGCCCGTCGCGATAGTGTAGCTGCGGCAATAGCCCATGAGCGCACCGCTGTTCTTGCTCGCCTCGTACTCCGCCTGCTCGTTGCGGCTCGCGCTTTTCCAGTCTACCAGGTAGCGCATCCCGTCCGGGTTCACCGCCACCAAGTCCCTTCGCACCTCCCATCGCACAAGCACGGTTTGGCCCGACAACGGGCCGAGGCGTGGCTCCACGAAGCCAAGCTCGACCGTGGCCTGGGCTTCGCACTCCTCAACCTTCCACGAGGCGAACAGCGCACCGCGCTCGACACGCCAGTGGGCGAGCGCATCGCGCACAAAGCCCGCTTGGCGGTAGTCGTCCGGGGGTGTTGGGTCGGCGGCGAACACCGCATCTATGGCGGCATCCTGCTCGGCAACGCTCTTGCCCTTGAAGAAGGCGGCAATGCCGTCGTGCAGGGCTGCGCCCGCAATTCGTCCGGGCATAGTACGTACCGCGCGCCGCCCAAGCACCTTGGTAATCCAGTAGGCGTAGTTGCAGCGGTCGTCCAGCGACAGCGAGTTGTTGCTGATGGTAATGGTGCGCTGCGTTGTCACGCGACCACGCTCCTCTCTCCGTTGCGCTGCGCCCGCTCGTTCTCGACGAGTGCGGCGATGGCTGCCGCGGCGATACCGATGCTCGCCATCTCGTTCCGCCTCTCGTCCGCCTGACACTGGAGCAAGCTGCACAGCGCGGCGACAAGCTGCTCACCGTGCAGGCTCTGCGGGCACTCTGCCACGATGTGTCGGACGGCCTGCTGCGCCTGCAAGATGCCGAGGCGCTCGATGTCGTTGAGGGGTTTCATGCGACCCTCCAGCAGCGGACGCCGCCGGACTCGGTGCGCCGCGTTATCTTGATGCCTACCGACTTAGCCGCGTAGCTCTGCTGCCCCGCCAAAGCACTTATGTGAACGCCGGGCACAAGCACGGAATCGCCCACCCGCATACGGCGAAACAGCTTGATCCAGTACCCCTTGCCGTTTGTGCCCGGCGGCACAGGCACACCCTTCTCAATGCGCAGTTCGTTGCTCATGCGAGTGGCTCCGCAGCTTGGCTCAGCACCCGCTGAATCTCCTCGTCGCCGACCACGAGGCCGTGCTCGCGGGCGAGCGCCGCCCGGGCAAGCTCGAACAACGTCGCCGATGAGGCGCACGGGAAGGCGCGCTCGGCGTTGTGAACGGCGCGGTCGATCAGGGTGGTGCGGTCGCGTAGCGTCATGGCGTGGCCTCCTCAAAGCGCTCCGCGATGCGACGGCGCTCAAGCTCGTCGGCTTCGCGGTCCATCCATGCGGCGACGGCTTGTTGGCTTTGGTAGTGCCCTACGTCGTGGTCGTGGCAAAACTCCAGCCGGGCAAAGTCGTCGTCCTCCATCCCGTGGGCTCGCAAGGCACCGATAACACTGCGTATGTCGAGCCCCGTTTGTGCGCAACGCTGGGCGTTTATCGACCACGACCCGAGGCAACGCTCGTCACTCAGCCGCACGCGCAAAGCAACGCCGTCCATATCGAGCAAGGTCTGCGCTAACTGCCCACAGTTGCAGGCTTCGGCACTGTTCCAGCGGTAGTCCACGCCAGATTGGCGCAGCTTGTGCGCCGTCTCGCGCAGCCCGCGTATCAGTGTTTTCGTCGGTTTCATGGCAGGTCCACGGTGTTGAGGACGGTTTCGCCCGGCAACGGCTTGGCCTTGGTCAGGGCGCTCTCGCAACTGCCCCGCACCGTGTCCATGCGCACGTAGTATTCGGCCTGCTTGTTGCCGTTCACGCGCTTATGGGCGTTGCTCAGCTTCGTTGGTGAACCGTAGAATATGGCTGCTTTCATGCGTCGTCCGGGTTGGGTTGGTATGCTGCGTGGGCGGCGAGCGCTGCCTTGACATTGCCCAGCAACGGCTCGCGCAGGTTGAAGTTCGTCAGCGCATAGCGCAGGTAGTCCGGGTCGGTGCGTGCGATGTGCGCGATGCTCTCGCCTGCGTGCTTCTTCGTGAACGGCCACAGCGGGCCATCGCTGCCCGGTTTGGGTGCACCCGCAGGCGTGACCAGCGACGCTGGCATTGTCATCGCCGGCCCGTTCGGCGCCGTCCCCAAGGCCTGCCCAACGTCCTCGGCGTCCAGGCGCATCTTCCTGAACCAGACGAAGGCGTCGAGCGCTTCGAGGTCGGTGGTCGCCGGGTCGGTCAGGCGCTTGAACAGCTCGGCGAGCTTGCTCCGGGTGTCGTTCATGGCACGCTCCTTTCCTGCGTGAGCGACCGCTTCGATTCCGCCTCATAAAACGCGCGACGCGCCGCGAGAAAGCCGTCCCACGATTCCTGCGTGATTATGCGACCGCAGCCGAACCAGTCAGGCGCTTGCTTGCGTCGGCGGTGCGTCTCCAGCTTGGCGCGGGTGTCGGTGGTGCTCATGGCCAATCCTCCTCCTTGAGGTCCCTGCTGGGCGGCTCGCGCCGTGCGGCTGCGCGGGCGTCTATCTCGCGCAGGATGGCTTCAGCCTCGTCCACAGAGCCAGCAGCGCCCACAAAGTCGGCGGCGCGAATCGTCGCCGCCATCATCGCTATCAGTTCGCGCTCGCTCATATCACGCTCCTGGGTATTTGTCCGCGTTTACGTCAATCGAGCTTTGCATCACGTCGATCTCGTCCTTGAGCGCTTCCAGCTCGTCCACGGTTTCGCGTGGACTTAGGCGGGTGTCGCCAAACAGTTTTCGGATCGCGCCGAGTGCGTCCTCGCGCAGTTGCTCAGTGGTTTTCATCGCTTTGCCTCCTTCGTCTCGGTTTCATTGGTTGCGTAAACCCAGTGCCCGCCAATAGATTGCCGCCTGAGCGCAATTACGAGCCAGCGTACAGCTTCGGCTTCCGGCGAATCTACACGCCACAGTTTGAGTTGCTCGTCTTCGATCAACTGAATTGCTTGCGCCCACGTTTCGGCCTTCGCTTGTTGCACCGCTTCTTGCAAATTGGAAGCAGTGGCAATGAGCTTGGCGCATTCCTCGTCGCGCACATTGCAGGCCACGGTCAGCTCGCGCCCTTCTTCCTTGTCGCGGACGTGAATGTCAATTTGCCCGCCGTTCTGCACCGCATACCAGTCTCGCATCAAGTGCGCTTTCATCGTCGTCCTCCCTTGTGCTCGAACAGCGCCTCATACGGCAGCTTCGTCACCTCGACGATGCGCGCCACGGCGTTGCCCGGCAGTTGATTGTTGCCGTCCAGCCAGTCGCGCACCGTCATGTAGGGCACGCCCCAGTGCTTCACCGCCGCGTTGAGCGAACCGTGAATCGTGATGAGTGCCATGAACTTCTTGCTTGGGCGCAGCCGGACGTTTCCCATAGTTACCGTGCGCAAGTTTACGGTATGCGTGAATCGCGTCAACACTTTTGTGCGCGTCGCGTGCGATTGTCCGCAAGTTACGGGGTGCGTGAAAGTTGCCATGCGATTTGTGGTTGACGCTGGGCGCAGTTGGCGCACAATTCCGCGCGAACAGTCAAACAAAAGGGCGTCGGTGCGTTTGCTCTTGTCCGAGCGGGGCACCGGCGCCCAATCACCAACGGTAACTTATGGAAAACACTACGGTCCCCTCCGCAGAGACGCAAGCAAACCCGTCAAGCAGCGCCACGAATTCGCCCAAGGCGTTGCACAACACGCCCGTTATACCTGGAGCGCAGTTCATGGCAACGCCGATACCCAAGCCCGTCGAACTCATCGGTGGCATTGTCGATCAGGCCAGCAAGCTCGCCATCGGCGGCGGCTCGAAGGCGCACAAGAGCTGGATATTCGCCGACCTCGCCCTGTCCATTGCCACGGGCACGGACTGGCTATGTTTCAAGACTGGCCCGGAACCGCAGCGCGTGCTCTACCTCAACTTCGAGATACCGGCCTACCACTTCCAGCGCCGGCTTGAGGCGGTCGCCGCGGCTAAGGGCATCACCGTGCCCGACGCGCTCGGCGTCTGGAACCTCCGCGGCTGCGGCATCGCCGTGGACAAGATCGAGTACGACCTGTCCCAGGCACTCAAGGCGTTCAACGCCGCCATGTTCATCACCGACCCACTCTACAAGCTGCTCGGGGACACTGACGAGAACTCCGCCAGCGAGATGGCGAAGCTGTTCAATTCGCTCGAAGCCATTGCCGTCAAGGCCAACGCAACGGCCGCCTACGCTGGCCACTTCTCGAAGGGCAACCAAGCAATGAAGCAGGCCATCGACCGGATCAGCGGCTCCGGGGTCCACGGTCGCGACCCCGACGCCATCATTAACTTTACGCCGCACAAGGAGACTGACGCCTACACCGTTGACGTTATCCTGCGCTATAACCCGCCAGTTGCGCCGTTTGTCGTGCGCTGGAAGTACCCGCTCATGGAACTGGCCCCGGACCTCGACCCCAAGACGCTACGGGCCGGCGCCGCACGCAGGCAGTACTCCGCCAAGGAGTTAATCAACATCCTGCGGTTGCGTGGCACGATTGCGTCACGGAAGGAGTTCTGGGTCCTGGCCCACGACCGGCTCAACATGAGCGAGAGCACATTCAAGAAGCTGCTAAAGATGCTGGACACCGACCCGCAGGTGCGCCACGACGAGCCCGAAGTGTGGGCGTTCGTCGAGGCGAATTGAGCGCGTCCACAAGCACGGCGCACGGTGGCAAAAGCGTCGGATGGCTTTACACTGTGCGCGGTGCCGCACGCCCGGTTTTTGCCCTATAAAGGAGATAACCACACGGTGGGGTACTCCGTCCCCCCCCGCTCGCATACAGCACCACCCGCTCGCGGGAGCCGTAGCTTCGGGGCATCGGGGACTTAAAGCGCGAACTGCGATGCGCTCGCCCACGCTCCCAGCACCCCGCACAAACCGTGTCGCCGCTCAGCACCACGTAGCCGCACCCGGCGCAGTCCATGAGCACCATCGAGCGCAGCACGGGTAGGCGCGTCGCCGCGTTCCACGTAGAACGCTGCCGCTCGGTCGCTGGAAGCTGAGTCTTCATTCACGGCGCAAGGGTAGCACGTAGCGAACGACGCTCAAGGCGGGAAAACGCCCTATAAGCCATCCTGGAGCATCCTGGGGCATTCTGGGGAGCCGTTGAACCGTCGCCACCGCGCACACTGTCAACGATGCCAGTTGACAAGGTGCCGGGGTGCGTGTATTGTGCCCGTGCGATGCGAGATACATTGCACAACTACAACAGCAACAGGGGGCTGGCCAGCTTGTTCACGGCCTGCGCACGCGCTCAACGCGGTACAAGGCTTGCCTCAAGCCATGCCTCCACCAACTTTGCCGCCGCTCTGCGCCGTCGCTGCCCATCTTGGCCAGCTATCTCCGGCGCGGGGCGTGCGGCTCTCAAGGACAAACACAATGAGCACAAGAGCAATCATCGCCCGCGCCACAAAGAGCGGCTTTAAGGGCGTCTATCACCACTGGGACGGCTACCCGCAGGAACTCGGCGCCAGCCTGTTCGCGCTATACAATGGGCACTTTGCCAAGGACTTGGCGCGTATGCTGCGCTACCTGATTGACGAGCACCCGGCAGGATGGTCAACGATCAACGGCGCTGACTTCACACAGCCGCCTGGATTTGAGGAGAATGGCTTCCACACCACAGGCCCAAACTGCTACTGCCACGGCGGACGGCACGAGAAGGGCAGCAAACTCACGCACAAAACCGCCAGCGGTTGCGGCTGTGAGTGGGCTTATGTGTTCAGTGCGCCCGGTCGCGTGGCCACGCTTGAGGTTTATTCCGCCTATCACCGCGACGGCAACAAGGCTATTGGCATGTTTGGCATGGGCGATCCGAAAGCCCAATGGCGACGGTGCGGCACAATCCAGCTTGCCGGCCCCGGTGCGCCTGACTGGGAAGCCATTGCCGAAGCAGGCACTGAAACGCAACGTCCCGTTGTCAACTTCGCTTAACCCTCAATCCAAGCCGCCTTCCCTTCGCGGGGCGTGCGGCGCTGTAAGGAGCACACAATGAACGCACAACCACAGACGCTAACGCTGCCTTTTACCACGCTGCGCTTGACCAACAAGCACCGCGAGCAGGGCGGCCAATGGTTCTACACTGACCGGAACCTCGCATACGCCCGCTCGCTGCTCGCCGACATACAACGAGAGGAACCCGGCCTTGACTGGCACCTTTGAATGCCGCGGCACCGTCGCTGACTGGCACCGATGGCAGGACGCCGCCCCGCTTGGCGTGCCCGGCACGCCGACCGCAACCGCAACCCCCAACCGCGCCCGCTGAGGCGCTTTCGACAATGAACACAAACCCCAACTGCGACAACGACAAGTGCGCCTCGCCGCATGGCGAAGTCCGCGTGCTGCCCACTGGCGGCGACGGAAACGCTATTCTGTGCCGCGCCTGCTTCGAGCACGAGTTACGTTTCCGACGCGCCCGCAACCCCGAGCTGGGGCCTGACTGCCGCTTTGCCTTGCCTTCCTGGGACTCGCTCGCCGTCTATGCGCCCGCCCGCCTTGGCGCGTCCAACGCGCCGGCCACGAGCGCCGATGACCGCTGAACCGCTCTGGCCTGCCGTTCTCGCTTGGCTCCTGCTCTTGGCTTGGGCCACGCTCGCCATTCGCGTCGATTGCGCCGCCCTTGGCGTCGTTATCCTGCTTTACGTCGCTGGCAGCGTGCCTCTTTGCCTCCAGGACCGCCGCCTCGACCGCAAACACCGCCCTTGACCGCCCGCCATCTCTCAGCGTAGCTTCGCGCCATGCTGCCGCCGTTTGACGCATGTTCGGCCGCCGTTGCAGGCCAAGTCTCAGGCCAACGCCGTCGCGCTCGCCCGCCTCGTAAATCCGCAACCGGCCAAGCCCTTGAACTCCAGTCCGTTGCCCTCCGCGATGGCACTGCCGATTCTACCCCCGTTCACGTTCGCGCCGCTCTCATGCGTGCTTGGGTCGATCTCCAGGAGATTGTCATGGCGCTGCGGGGAGTTGGCAAGCCAAAGCCGGTAGAAGCAAAGAACTCGAACGGCGCGAAGCGAGCGAGAGAGAGCGCGTCACCTGTCAACGGGGCGAGTTGACAACGGTGCGTGAGTGTGCGACGCGGGACGGTTCCGGCACACTCTCCGGCGTATGCGCATTGACACACTCTCAGGCGTGTGTTACGTGTAGCGCATGGCCTACAAATGCGGCACCTGCGGCTGGGAGGGCGAAGTCGTCGGACGGCAACGTTGCATGGCGTGTAATCGCAACCGCACTCGGCAATGGCGCAAGGACAATCCCGACAAGCGCAAGGCGCAAAAGGCCCGCTGGCTGTCGCGTCGCATTATGCGCCAGCCGGATTACCTCGTGAAGCGTCGCCGCGAGAAAGCGGCCCGCAATCCCGCTACGGTTCGCGCTGCGTGGCAGCGCCGCATCGCGTGGCTGGCTCAAGGCACCGCAACGCAAAAAGATTTACACGACGCCTACGCGCTATCCAACGGACGGTGCGTTTACTGCGGGCGTCGCGTGAAATGTCGGTTCAACCACAAAGACCCGCGTGGCTTCGATCATATCGTGCCACGCATCAAAGGAGGAAAACATGAACGCGGAAACATTGTCGTCGCTTGTCGGCGATGCAACGAAATCAAGTCCGGTGAGTGACGCCCGTGCGCCCGCACTCGCCGCCGAGTGCGAACGGCTGCGCGCCGCGCTGCAGGCCATCGACAACATTGCGCACGACACGCCCTGCATGTCGTTGCAGGCATCGCACGAGTTTGAGCGCAACTCGGCCGCCGAAGCTCATCGCGTGGCCAGCAACCATGTCCTACTTGCCATTCGCCGCGAGGCGCGCGCCGCACTCAACCAGTAACGCCCATGCAAGACCGCATCACCTACGAAGCACGCGCCGCAGTCGGCGTTCTTGCCATGCTCGGCCTCGGCCTGCTCATGCTCGCTGCCGGCCTCGTGGTCAGCATCGCGCCGTTCTACATCGCGGACCTGCTCGGCCTGCTATGATCGTCCTGCTCACACTCGCCGCCGTTCTGTTCGGTGGCATGTCCGCGTTCTGGTTGCTCGTCGCTATTGTGGTCTGGCTCGCTTCGACCGCAGTTCGCATCGAGGACACGATCCGCACCTTCCGACACAACTGGCGCAATCGCCCGCGCCGCTAACCTGCCCGCCCACACCGCACGGCCGCCCTGCTCACGCTCGGCGGCCTTTTTGCTGCGCCGCCCTGGTGCCCAGGCCACGAACAAAGCATGCTTTCAGGACCCGCGCGCGCCGACCGTCCCCACACCCTGCCACCCGGCACCCCGCCCACGCTCGCGTGACTCCCTGTGTGAAAGCGGCAGTTTACGCGAAGTGGGCGTGTGGGCTACGGGAAGGGCGGAAGTGGGCGAGAGCTAGTTGCGCTCGTCGGGTGAGTGTTTGCGGGCGAGGGCTTCGAGTTGGGCGGCGAGGGTGGGGTCGGAGAAGGTGGCGACGAGATCGCGGATAAGACCTTCGTCATCGCGGATGATGGAGGGGTCGTCGATGAGGTGACGGCGGGGATCGTTGGCGAGCATGGAATCGGCGTAAGCGGAGCGGAGCTTGGTGGTACGGGGGTCGTCACCGAGACGGCGGAAGGCTTCTTCGACGCATTGGCGGAAGGTTCTCATGGCAGTGGTGTGCCCGGAACGTCGGCGGACGTTCGAGACGGAGCGGGCGCGGTGAGGTCGAGGGCGAGGACGTCCTCGTTCGCGCACCAGTCGAGGCAGGCGGCGAGGGGTGCATGGGCGGCAGTGGCGACGTTACGGATGCGTGCGAGTGCGGAGCGGGCGTCGGAGAGCTGGGACCGGAGCGCAGCGTGCTCCGAAGCGAGGCGGTCACGTTCGGCGAGGGCACGGTCACGGGCATGGGCGGCAGCACGCATGGCGGGCAGGAGATGGTCGATGTCGGAGCGTGCTTCGAGGAGCTGAGCCCGCAGTGCCTCGCACTGCGAACAGCGCTGTGCGACGGGCGGGCCGGAGTCCGGCTGGACTCCGGGCAGTGCGCTTCGGGTGAGCGGCGTATCGCAGACGGTGCCGTGAGTGGCCCAAGGTTTGCCGCAGTGCAGGCAGTAGCTCACGGTCGCCTCCGCTGACGGCGCTGCCATGCAGTACCGGCCTTGAACGCAGACAGCAAATGGACGTGGCGATTCGGGTAGCTGGAAGCGCTGTCGGTCGCTAGACCGAACTGTTTCTCAAACGCCTTTCGCATGGCGACGGAGCGGGTGGGCTTGCGGGGGGTGGTCATGGCGCGAACAGGGTGTCGTAGAGCCAGCGACGGAGAGAGCGGCGTGGAGGCTTCGGAGGTGCGAGTCGCCATTCTCGCAACTCGTGACCGCAGTGGTCGGACCAGCGCACGGCAAGTTCGCAGAAGGTCTTCCAGCGTCGGCAGTGGTCGAAGCTCTCGCCAGATACTGTGTTTGCCTTGCGATGAACGCAGGTGTGGCATGAGCGCACCGGCGAGTTGAGGTAGGTTTGTTGGCTCACGCCTCCTCCTTCTGCGTCGGCGCAAGGGCGGCGCGGGCGACGGTGCAACCGGGCTGGTCCAGACAAACGTGCGCGGAAGTGGAGCACCAGCAGAGGTCGGTGCCGGAATCGCGTTGGGTTGGCGTGCCGAGGAACCGGAGTGCCTTCGCGAGACGGTCCCGCTCGGCGGTTAGGCGGGCGATGTCGTTTGTTAGAGCTGTCAGGCAGTCCGTTCGACGGTCGCAGAACGATTGCAAACTGCGGTATTGGTGGTTGACCTGTTCGAGTTCTGCCCGCAACGCATCCCGCTCCTGCGCGAGTGCGGCAGCGTGTTGTTCACACGCAGCACGGATGATGTCCTCCTCCTCAACCCAAGGGACACGCGATTGGTCATCAATCCGGCGTGCGGCCACGACCCACGGCGTCTCCGGCGCGTCGGTCTGCACTGGCATATCGAATCCAATGCACACGTAGTCCTTCGACGGCGCGTCGGCAGGCTCAGCGTGCAAAGCAGAGCAATACAGCTCGCCGGGCTGTGACCGGGGCTTGCCGCAGATGTGGCACGGCGCGTCGGCAGGCGGGGTGGGCGCGTGCTCCGGGTCAGCGTTCGTGTTCATGGTCGTGGGGCGGGTGGGTCGGAGCGGTTCGTCGCCGCCTTGTGTAGCGCTGTTCGGTAACGCTCCATTTTCTTATCCGTCCAAGGGTGCGCGCCCAGCTCCATCTTCGACAGGTACTGCACAGACTTCCCGTAAGCTCGCGCCAAAGCCCGTAGCGACACCTTCGCAGCTTCTCGTTCTCGGCGCATCATCGCTCCCGTCCAGCGTGGGTCGTAATGGTAGCCGCGTCCCCCGCACTTCGGGCATACTGTTGAGTCATCGATCATTCGGTTTTCCTCGTGCCAGCAACTCGCGCATGGCCGCAGTCGATTCCTTCGTCCAGTACTTCGGCCCCTTCCATGCGAAAGCGGATCGCGCTTCGGCGGTGCTGTAGCTGACTGTGGCGCTGGGCGCAACGTTCAATTGGCACATACCATACCGCTTGTACAGAACCTGCAACCACGTCTCGCGCCGCTTTGCGTCCCACGAGTGTTTCGCGACCGCTAGCGGGACAAATATGAGGTGCTTGCGGAAGTGCTTCAACACCGGGTTTTGGTAGCGGTGCCACCTTACGCGCACAGGTAAAGATGCGGAGCAGCCCACGTAAACGATGTTGGCGCGATTGTACAAGCCGATGCCGTAGATGGTGTGCATAAGAAGAATCGTCCGTCGCTTGTGAAATCCTGCCGTGAGGCGAGAGGGCTTGCGCCCACGACGGACGAAAATCGACACCGGCTGGATTTCACGATCCGACTCTGCGGCACGCCCGCTCGAAAGTCAAGCACAGCGAGCTTGCGCCACCGCCCGCACGCGCCTACGCTCGCCGCATGAATCCGGGCTTTGTCCTTGACGGCACCGTGCTGGAGGCGCGAAACATCCCGCGCATACGCGCCAAGCTCGGCATCGCAGACGGTGGCGGTCTGCCCGCGGGCGGCACAACCGGCCAATCGCTGACCAAAACGAGCAACGCCGACTTCGACGTTGATTGGACGACCATCAGCGGCGGCGGTGCCGGGCTGACCAACCTCGACGGCGGGCACTCCAACACAGTGTACGGAGGCACGACGGGCGTTGACGGAGGAGGCGCCTGATGGCGGTCAATATCCAGATGCGGCGTGACACTGCCGCGAACTGGGCCGCGGTCAACCCGCTTCTTGCCGAGGGCGAGTGGGCGCTGGAACTGGACACGCTCAAGGCGAAGGTGGGCGACGGCATCACGCTCTACAACGCGCTGCCGTACTGGGTCGAGCCCGCTGCGGCGACGAGCGCCCAGCCCACGTCGGCGCAATTCAGCGCCCTGTCCGCGAAGGTGGAGGTCGTCAGCAACGCCGTCAGCGTCGTGTCGCAGGCGCTCTCGATCGAGACGGCGGCCCGCGTCGCCGCTGACAACACCATCTCCAACGCCGCCAGCAATGCGATGAGCGTTGCGAACGCCGCGTCCAACGCAGCCTCCATAGTCAGTCAGGCCCTGAGCGTCGAGACTGCCGCCCGCGTCCTCGCCGTGAACACAGTGTCCACTGCTGCGTCCAATGCGCTCTCCGTAGCCAATGCAGCCAGCAACGCGGCGTCCATCGTATCGGCAGCCGTGGACGTGGTGTCGAACGCATTGTCCGCAGAAGTAGTCGCACGCACCGCCGCTGACAATGCCGTTTCGGCGCAAGCCGCCAGCGCCATCAACGTCGTGAGCGCGTTCGTCGCGAACGTCTCGGTGAAGTCCGTAGGCGGCACCTCCGTCAAGGGCTTGCAGAGCGTGGTCAACGCGCTCTCGAACCGGCTGTCAGCAGCCGGCACGGGCAGCGTCACGAGCGCCGAAGTGCAGGCTGTATCGGCGCAGGCCGCTTCGGCCATCAACGTAGTCTCGGCGCGTGTCGTCAGCGTGTCTGCGGAGCTGGTGTCGCTTGTCCAGATTGCGAGTGCAGCGGCGACCTCGGCCGACGCGCACGCCAATACGGTGTCAGCCCGCGTAGTGAGCGTTAGCGCGGAATTGGCGAGCCTCGTGCAGATAGCGAGTGCCGCCGCCACCTCTGCCGATGCCCATGCCAACGCCGCTTCTGCTGCAGCAACCAGCGCCGATGCCCACGCGAACACTGTCAGCGCGCGTGTCGTGTCCGTGAGCGCTGAGCTTGCGTCGCTCGTCCAGATCGCATCGGCAGCGGCAACGTCCGCAGACGCACATGCGAACACCGCATCAGCCGCCGCGACATCCGTGAACGCTCGCGTCACATCGGTCAACGCCTTCATCTCTGGCATCTCGGCTCGCTCCGTTGGCGGCGTCTCTACGCACGGTTTGCAGAGCGTCGTGGACGCGCTGTCCAACCGCATCTCCGCAGGTGGCAGCGGCGGAAGCGTGACCAGCGCCGAGGTTCAAGCCGTCAGCGCCCAAGCTGCATCCGCCATCAACGTCGTCAGCGCACGCGTCGTCAGCGTGAGCGCGGAATTGGCCAGCCTCGTCCAGATTGCCTCTCTCGCCGCGACCAGTGCGGACGCCCATGCCAACGCGGCTTCAGGTGCCGCCACCAGCGTGCTCAACTTCGTGCAGGGCGTCTCCGTCAAATCTGTCGGCGGCACCTCGGTGAAGGGGCTGCAAAGCGTCGTCAACGCTTTGTCCAACCGCATCAGCGCCGTCGTTGCCGGAGCGGCCAGCGTCACCAGCGCCGAACTCGCCTCCGTCGATGCCCGCGTGAACAGCGTCAACACCTTCTTGAGCGGCATCTCAGCCCGCTCCGTCGGCGACATATCCACGCACGGCGTTCAGAGCGTTGTGAACGCGCTCTCTGCCCAGATCGCTGCGCTCCGGGGTGAACAGCGCGTCCTAGCCGCCACCTTCACCTGCTCCATCCTGAGCGCCATCGGCGGCTTGAGCCTGTCCGTCGTGGCCAACGGCGTTTACGAGATACGGGCGAAGTTCATGGTCAGCGCCACCACCGGCCAACCCTACTTCATGCGCTGGAGTGCGCCCGTCATGTCGAACTGCGGCGGGTTCTGGCTTGGCGCGCTCTCCGTCGGCGTCGGCGGTTCGGTTGCCGCCATCACGGCCAAGATGGTGTTCGCGAACTTCGACCAGACGCAGAACAACAACACGGCGTTCACCTGCACGCGCGGCGCAACCTTCAACATCATGCCGGTGCAGATGGAGGGCGTCTTCGTCGTGGGCGGTGCTGGCGGCCAGTTCGTCTTCAAGGTCGGCACAGCCACCGGGCAGCTCGTCGCGGTCTTCCCCGGCTCCTTCAGCCGCGCAATCAGGCTCGCGTGAACAAGGCGCTGGACATCACCAAGCCGCAGAAGGTCAGCTACTGCATCCCGGAGTGGCTCAAGATCGAGCAAATCAAGGTCGCCATCGCGAGCGTCAAAGGCCGCATCGAGCCGTGCCACGACTTGCGCCAGGAACCCATCGCCGTCGTCGGCTTTGGCCCGAGCCTTGCCGACACCTGGGAGAAGGTGCGCGACTTCAAGCGGGTCATCACCTGTTCTGGTGCGCACCGCTTCCTCATCGAACGCGGCATCGTCCCGACGTGGCACATCGACGTTGACCCGCGCGCCTACAAGGCCGACCTCATCGGGCCGCCGCACCCGTCCGTCGAGTATCTCATGGCCTCGACGTGCAGCCCGCGCATGTGGGAGCACCTCGCCGGGTTCAACGTCAAGCTCTGGCACATCTTCGACAGCTCCGACGACGCCATCCGCATTCTGCCCCGGGGCGAGTGGCACGTCACCGGCGGTTGCGACGTTGGCCTGCGCGCCATCACCATCGCCCGCTTCCTTGGCTTTACCGACCTGCACATCTTCGGCATCGACGGCTCATCGCCCACCCAGGACAAGCGCCACGCCGCCGACCATCCGAACAAGGTGAAGCCGACCTTCACCGTCGATTACGAGGGCCGCACCTTCAACACGACGCCGCCCATGCTCGAATGCGCCCGCGGCTTGTGGCACGAACTGGACCAGCTCAAGGACGTGCGACCGACATTCTACGGCGACGGCCTCATCCAGCACATGTCCAAGTTCTACAAGCGCCACGACGACGGCAAACCCTGCTCCATCGCCTTCGTAGCCGGACCGCTCATCAGCGACGAATACCGTGAACTGAACCGGCGCCTGCATCGCGACAACCTCGGCTACGGCGTCGGCGGCGGTGCCCATGCCAAGGTCGTGCAGAAGCTGGTCGCCGCGAACAAGCTCACCTCCGTCCTCGACTACGGCGCGGGCAAACAATACCTCGCCAAGGCGCTGCCCTTCCCCATCTGGTCGTACGACCCGGCCATCCCCGAGATCAGCGAACTGCCCCGCGCCGCCGACCTCGTCGTATGCACCGACGTGCTTGAGCACATCGAGCCTGAGCGCCTGAACGCCGTCCTGACCGACCTGCGCCGATGCGTGCTCAAGCTGGGATACTTCGTCATCCACACCGGCCCGGCCGCCAAGCACCTCGCCGACGGGCGCAACACGCACCTCATCCAGCGCGGCGAAGAATGGTGGCGCAAGGAACTGGGCAAGCATTTCCTGTTGACCGCCGACGCCATCGTGCGCAAGCCTCCGCTCATTCATGTCATCGTCGCCCCATTGCCAGCGCCAAAGCCCGCACCGGCCCAGGAACTCGTCGCCTTGACGTGAGTGCGCCCCTGTCCATCTACCTCGGCTACGACCCGCGCGAGCACGCCGCTTACGAGGTCGCCGACTTCTCCATACGCAGGCGCGCCTCCGTGCCCGTGCTCATCACGCCGCTCGTCCTGTCGCAGCTCGGCCACCTGCTCACGCGCCCCGTCGAACGGCGCGACGGCCAGCTCTACTGCCCCATCTCGCAGGCGGCCATGTCCACCGAGTTCGCCATCTCGCGTTTCTGCGTCCCATTCCTGCAACGCACTGGCTGGGCGCTGTTCGCCGATTGCGACGTGCTCTGCCTCGCTGACATCGCGGAGCTGTTCGCACTCGCCGACCCGCGCTACGCCGTGCAGGTCGTTAAGCACGCGCCCATGACCGCGACCGGCACCAAGATGGACGGCCAGCTGCAGACCGCTTACCCGCGCAAGAACTGGTCATCGGTAATGCTGTTCAACGTCGGCCACCCCGCACACGCCCGCCTCACCCTCGACGCGCTCAACACATGGCCCGGACGCGACCTGCACGCCTTCCGCTGGCTCAAGGACGAGGAAATCGGCGAACTGCCGCAGACGTGGAACTGGCTCGTTGGCGTTTCAGGACGAGATAAGCTCAGCCCAATTGTGCCCACCATTAAGCTGCTACACTTCACGCTCGGCGGCCCGTGGTTCCCTGAGTGGATTGGTGGCCCGTGCGACGAGCTGTGGATTCGCGAACGCTGCTCCTTTACACACTCGACTGCGGCACGTCCGCAATAACCTGCGCCCTGCTGTCCGGGTGATCCGGTGCTCGCAGGCCCGCCGCCACGCACACTTTCTCGAACGCTTCGTTGTAGCCCCCGCGTGGCGCAACCCTCGCAATCGCCGCCTGTATCGGAATGCCGTCCAGCGTGCCGTCCCACATGCGGCAGAGCACGCCGTCAACGGTGATCCAGTCCTCCGTCGCTGTAACTCTTATGGTGAGCATGGTGCCCCCTGTTCTACGCGAACGACTGATACGGTGCAAGCACCCTTGACAGCGCCCGCGCCTTGCGCCACGCTGCCCGCGTTCATTGTTGTCTCCTTTGGGCGTCTCGCTTGCGTGAGGCGCCTTTCCCTTTTAGTCGCCGCTCGACTTCTTGGGCGTTGCCGCAGCCTTCTTCTTCGCCGCCGCTGCCTCCGCGTCCGCCTTCTTCTCGATGGCCCGCACCTCGGCCGCGCTCCGGGCGTGCTCGGCACCCGCCTCCACCGTGCCCTCCATGCCCTTGACGAACAGGTCGGCGCGCGTCTTCTCGACTTCGTGCGCCTGCTTCTGGCGGAACGCGGCGTCCTTCTGCTGGAGCTTCTGCGCGTCCGCGACCTGCTTGGCCTGCACCTTCGCCTGCGTCGTCATCGCAATGGCCTGCACCTTCGCCATCGTCTCCGGGTCTTGGTGCCCGTTCTGTTGCGCTGCCGCCTCTTGCTGCCGCTGCGCCATCGCCTTGACCTCGTTCATCAGCTTGCCCAGCACGTCGGAGTACTGCTTGACGCGCTGCTTCTCGCTCTCGTCCTGCTCAAGCAACGCGATGTGCTGCGCCACGTACTGGTTCGCATTGAGTAGCCCGAGCACGTCCTGCGGTGTGCCGACCCCGCCGCTCCCCATAATCTGCTGCACCTTCATCGCCATCATGCGCAGCAGCGTCTCGATGACTTCGCGGTGCGAGTCGCCTTCCTTCACCGGCATCGGCACGCCCGTCATCAGCGTGCCCCATGCGAGTGCCGCGTCGAACACCGTGTCCGTGATCTTGTTCGGCTTGATGGGCGCAAGCTGCGTCGCCATGCCCGCGTCGTCCGTAAGCGCGAGCACATAATTGTGCAGCACCCGCTGCTGTGCGCTCGGCTCCATGAACTGCCGCGCGCCCATGAGCTTCTCGCTGGTCGCGATCTCAAGCTGCTTGCTGCCGCCACCCAGCACCTGCTCGGAGTGTATCTCCCAGCGCTCAACGTCCATGAACTTGTCCGGCACGCCCTTCTCGCGGCACCGGCGCTGGAACTCTTTCGCGTCCTTGTTGCGGCTCTTGCGGTCGCACAGCCGCCGGCAAATCTCGCGGTACTCGAACTCCGCCTGCGTGTACGCGTTGCTGAGCAGCGAACTGAGCAGCGCACTGGTCTGCGCCAACAGCGCCTGCACCTCGAACTTCGTGCGTTCCTTCTCCGTGCCGCTGTCGATGTCCTGCGTGTAGCTGCTCGCGCTCTCTCCCATGTGCTGCCGCAACTGCGCCATCAGCATCTGGCTGAGCTGCGGGTCGAACTGGTAGCGTTCCTCGCGCTTCACAAATCCGATGCCCTCGGGCAGCAGCCCGTAGCGCAGTCCGAAGTGTATCTTGTCCACCGCCGCTCGGTCCGCCGGGTCCTGCACGCGCAACAGCAGCATCATGTCCTCGAACACCTTTCCCACGAAGCGGCACAGCGTCATGTCCTGCACCTGGCACAAGTCGAATAGCAGCCACGCGAGCGAGCGCACCGAGTGGTACATATAAGGCGGCTTCACGTTGCCGTCGCCGAACTGCACGTGCAGCAGCTTGTCGAGCTTGTCCGCCACCGGCTTCTTGCTGTCGTACACGAAGTCCACTGGCTCGTTCGTCGTCCCATACGTCGCCGTCCAGTTCTCGTCGGGCACAATTTGCAGGTGCCACTCGCTCGTCTTGTCGTCCCGCGAGTAGAAGTCCCACAGCCATATCTTCGGCACCGCGTCGCTCTGCCAGTAGGTCGCGTCCTGCTTGAACAGTTCCGCCGCCTTCTCCGGCGCGTTCTGCCAGTCCCACATCGGCTCGCTCACCGTCTTGTCTTTGATCGACGCGAGCATCTTTCGAACGACGCCCAGCTTCCAGCCGGGGTCCACGTTCTTGCCCTTCGCCAGCGTCTTGCTGTACAGCTCCCAGTAGCTCATGCCGCGTCGTCTCGCGAAGTGGCTCATGTCCAGCCGCACCTCCGTGTCCGTCGGGATGAGCAGGTCCTCAATCGCGACGAAGTACGGGCACCAATCGTCGTCGAACGGCGTCCACATCTTCGCACCCACGCCCGTTAGCATCACGCCGCCGCCGGTCTGCCGCACCTGATGATAGTAGTCGCGGCTGCGCTTGAGCGGCCTGTTCGCCTCCTTCGTGATAGTAGTCGCCCAGTCCATGCCGCGGTCCACCGGCGCGTCCTCAAGGCTCACATGAAAGTAGCGCGCCGTCTTCAGCATCGCGTTGCACCATTGCCGGTTCGCCTGCGCGAGCAGGTTCGTGCCGCTCTTGGTATTGAAGCTCACGTCCAGCTTGTTCTCCGCCATCTGCGCGGCGCTGAACGGGGGTTCCCCATTCATTTGACGCTGGATGAGCGCACGGTTTGGAGAGCGCAACTCGTCCGCACGCTTCAAGTCCTGCACGATGTCCAGCACGCGTTGCGGCGTCGCACTCATGCGGTCGCAAGCTCAGCTTGCTTTGCGGGCTTCTTCTTTACCGGCGCACCGGGCGCTTCGATGAGCCCCGCTTCCAGCGCCTTCTCCAGCACGTACTGGCTCGCTCCGGTCGGCTTCAGCGACTCCGTCACCAGCGCCTTCGCGTGCTCCAGCCGCAGCCGCCACATGGGCAGGAAGCCCGCCACGTCCTTGACCCGGTGGAACAGCACGGCGTCCTTGCGCACGAAGTCCGGCGTCACGGCGTTGGGCGGGTCGGCCTCCGTTCGCGCCGCGACGAACACCGGCGGCTCCGCATAGGACAAACCCCAGTGATTGTGTATCAGGGGCGTGTTGTGCGCCCGCGCTACCAGCGTGTCCGCGAACACCATGTCGAACGCGCGCACGTTCTGCTGCCACTGCGCCGTCCCGACCTTCGCGGGCTTCGCCATGCCCTTGAACTTCGCGTCCTCCCAGCGCGTCGCGAGCAGCCCGAACAAGTCCTGCGGATAAACAGCCACGCCCGCGAGGTAGCGGTTCGGCAGCCCTTCGATGGCTCGTTCGGCATCCAATACGCATCCCATCAACGGGCGTGGACACTTGCGATACGCCTCGCCCAGGTCGTTGAGCCAGCTCGCCCGCAGCGGCACCGCGTCGCTCTCCAGCCATAGCCACGGCAGCTTGTAGCCCGACTCCACCTGCCGCGCCACGGCACGGAACATGAGGTTGGTCGCGAGCGGCCAGCCCACCGCGCCGGTCTGCACCACCATGCCCTTAACGCTGTGGAAGTCGCCGCGCACCAGCGCGAGCAACTCCTTCACGCGCTCCGTCGGCACGCCCGCGTCTGCCGCGATGAGCAGCGAGTGCTCGTCCACGTTTCCAAGCTCCTTCACCCAGCGCAGCAGCGTCTCGGCGCGGTCAACGTCGCCAGCGTGGCAGGGTAGCGTTACGAGTATGGGTGTGGTCATAGGGGCAGTACTTGTTGGCCGAGGCGTTGCCACTCGGCGATGGTTTTGTTTTGCTTCGTGTTGTTGCAAGTCGGGCAGGTGGCGCACAGGTTTTCAACGGCGTGCAGGCCACCTCTGGCAAGCGGGACGATGTGGTCGAAGTGGCAACCCTTTGTCGGCGTCAGCTTCTCGCAATAGTAGCAGCGAATCTCCTTCTTCGCCTTCACTTGCCGTATGAACTCCTTGATGCCCGCCAAGTTGATGGACGCGCCTTTCTTTAGAGCGCGGCGGCGGTGCCACTTGAGCCGGTTTTCCTCGGTCGTTCGCGCTGCGTTGTACTTGCGGAAGTAGGCGAGTCGGGCTTCCCGCGTCTTTTCGTTGATTGCCTTGACGCGAGCTTTGAACGCCGGTGTGTCTTTCACGCGTTGGTAGTAGGCCGTGTTCCTTTCCGGGTGCGCCTTCGAGTAGGCTTTGAAGTAGGCCAACCGCTTCACGCGAGCGGCTTGTGATGCCGGGCCAGCTTTGCCCAAGCGAAACAGCCGACGCTGCTCCTTAGTCCTTTCCAAGTAGGCCCTGAGCGTTTCGGGATGCTTCAGCGTGGAGCGCTTCACGGCTAGGCGGCGTCGCTCGCGGTACTCTTTGAGGGCTTCGGGATCAGTGGCCATTGGAGGTAGCGTTGAGTTCGGTTTTTAGCCAGCACCACTCAGGCAGCGCATTCAGCACTTCCTGCGATGTGCGTTCCGCGAGTATGTCGCGCTTGAGCCATATTTTCAAAGGAATTACGCAGTCACACTCGCTGCAAACGCCGAGCTTGTCCTCGTTCTCGACGCGGAGCTTGCGCTCCTCTTTGACGTGCATTTGTTCGGCGACGGCACGGACGATGTCACTGGTGAGCTTGAGCCAGCGATGCCCAAGTTTGTTGCGGTCGCAGTCGAGGCAGACGTTCGCGCGAGCCTGCGCAATGGGGATGGCAACAGCTTCTGCGCCCGTGCCCAACCATTCAACCAGCGTTCTAACGCCGCCCGCAAGATTTGCACTTTTTGACCGCTGTGAGAGCGCTGCTCGTGGGCTTTTTTTTTCCGCGATGCACCACGCCGGGTCGTCGTGCAGCCGCACACAGGTCTGCTCCTCAATCTCGTGGACGACTTCCTTGGCCGTCGCGTTCGGCAACCCATTGCCCGCGCGGAAGTCCGCGATCTGCGTCGCGAGTTCCCACAGCAGGCCCATGCTGGCCCACTTCTTGGTCGAGCCATCGGGGAGCGTCTGCTGCAACCGCCAACCGCC